CACATCATATTGTTCTGCGAAATATTTCTTATACATTACCATTTGGGATGTTTTTACTTTATTATTTTTATCATACTTAGTCCAACCACGAGTTGATGTTTTAATGTCCCAAATAACTACTCTATGTAGTGTTTCATCAAACATAACTAAATCTAACTTACCCATTAATTTAACATTTGGATAATCTTCGTGTGGTGCTAACAATACAGGCATTTCAATACCTAATAATTTCCAACCATGTTTTTGAAAGTGTTCTTGTCTGTGACGTAAGAAAAAATCAATAATGTTTAAACCATCATTTGTAAATTCGATTAATTCTTTTTGTGTAGCAAAATGTACACCATCTACTTTTTCAACATCTGCTTTATACAACGACATAAAACGTTCTTGAAAGTCTGCATGTGCGTCAAATTCGTCAGCATGTTGTTGACCTTTGTTGTACATTAATTCCATGTATTCTTGGAGTGTTTCGTGCATTGCCGTACCAAACGAAAAGTAAATGTTAGGGGGTGTTTTGATTTTATCAATGTACATTTCTTTCCACCTGTGAGGGCATTCCATCCAAGCGGATAATTGTGTGTAACTGATGTTTTTCTCTGTGTTCCAGTCCATTTCCGGAACTACAGTTTTCTGGATGTTTTCTATTATATTCATACCATCAAGATACGAAAAGTATTTGGCTTAGCCAAGTCTTACTTGAATTTCTTTTGCTGAACTATTTGAGCAATAATACCATAAATAGACATATCTTGAAAAGTATCTTGTACTGATTCACCTACAGTGTCCGGTTCACCTAACACAACTAACTGTTTTAAACGTTGAACTTTATCATTCATTCTAAACCATAAACCTGTTAATGCTAATTTAACATCGTTGTCTGTGTCTAAATTTGTGCCTACGTTTATATTACCACAACCATAATTTCTATGTTTTTTACAAAACATAACATACTGCTCCATCATGATTTTTTTGTACTCAACACACAGTTCGTTATGGGTTTTTTCACACCACTCTACTGCTTCATTGTCTTCTTTTGAGAATTCCATTAGTCGTTTAATTGTTGTTGTTTATTAAATAAACTAGATCCTTCAATATATGATTCTAATGTGTCCAATCTATCTCTAGCTTCTGTTAATTTATGTAGTGCTTTGCTTGCTTCTACTAAAAAATGTTCTGATGTGTGTTCGCCTATTGCTGTTGATTGTGTCATACACATATCTAATGTTAATAATGCTTCGTTTATTTCTGCTTCGCATTTACTTTTTAGTGCTTTGTATAGCCTTTCTTGATGTGTCATTTTTATAATTTTTTATTATTTGGTTAATTGTTTTTTTATCTAATATTTTTAAATAATCGTATGCTTCTCTTGTACTAACTTTAAAATGCATAGCCAAGTATTCTACTTTTTCTTTGTCTTTTTTTGTTTTAGCCCCTTTAATCCATTTATAAAATCTAAATTTAGTTGGTAAAAGTGAATAATATAAATTAAAAACCTCTTTTTGAGATAACACTTGATTCAAACCTGTATAGTTTTGAACCATATTTACTATACTAAGATAATTAGGGTTAAAACTTAAAGTCTTATTAATTATAAAAACATTAAATGACTTTTTTTCTTCATCGTTAAAATCCTCCCAACGTCTTTTTTTAGTATGTAAATTTTTGACGTGTTCAAATGGATTCATTATTCTTCTTCTTTAGGTAAGAATGATGGATTAATATAACCACATTTTGCACAAGCAAATGATTTTATAGGTATCATAGTTTCTTGACCTGTAGGAGATAATAAAGCTGATAATTTTCTCATTTTTAATACTTCTATAAAAGTATCATGTCCACATTCATCACAAACTTCAGCTGTTGTTTGGCTAAAATCTAAATTCATTTGGGGTTGTTGTGGGTTATTCATCTTCTTGTTGTTTTTTTAGTTTTCTAATAGCTTCATCTTTTTGTATTCTTTTTTTTAATGAAGGTTTAATATAATTTTTACGTTCTTTAAGTTCTTTTAAAACACCAGTTTTTTTAAATTTAATTTTAAATTGTTTTAAGGCTTTATTTAGATTTCCTTTTACTACGGGTATTTTTAGCATATTTCTAATAATTTATTTAACATTGCAGCTATGCAAATTTCTTTTTCTAACACAAATGTGTATTCATATTGGTATTTAGCAATAATAAGTATTGCTTCACCTTCTCTATCACCAAACAACGTTGATGATTTATCATAAATATACTTAAATAAATCGTCAAATTCTCTTGATCCTGAATCTGCTAATATTTGTCTGATTTCTGATAATTTAGCTTTTCTAATTAAAGCGTCAACTACCAAACCACCTAATTGTGAATTTTTAAGTGAATTGTCGTCAATTTTAATTTGACCATCAACAACAGAACCTTGTAATGTATTAATTATTTTTCTAATGTCAGGGTAATGTGTATTAATCACATCATCTATATTATTATCAGAGAATAATGTTTGTTCTTTAGTTAAAATTTCTTGACATTTATCACTAACTTCTCGTTTTGAAGGTGGTGTGATTTCAAATGATTGACATCTACTCTGTAGAGGTGAAATTATACGTTCAAGATAATTGCAAGTTAAAATAAATCTAGTTGTTGCGCTACAAGCTTCAATTGTATGTCTAAGTGTTGCTTGTGCTTGTGGTGTTAAATAATCTGCTTCATCTAATATAACAATTTTAACATCATTAAAACCCATACTTAAGGCAAATGGTTGAATTTTTTCTCTAATTGTATCTATACCTCTTTCATCACTAGCATTAATATAAAGATAATCACAGTCTATATTTTTAACAAGTAATTTAGCTAGTGTTGTTTTACCTGTACCTGCAACTCCATGAAGTAGTAGGTTTTGAATTGATCCTTGTTTAAGATAATCTTCTATCTTACTTTTAATTATTTCATTACCAACATAATTCTCTAAAGTTGTTGGTCTATATTTTTCTACCCAAAGTTCCATTTATCTAAATTTATCATATCCATTACCATCATCAAAACCTGTTACTAACCCATAAACGAGAAGAAAAAGTAATAACATGCCTACTAATGTTTCTGTCATTTTTTAAAGTTGTTTATAAATGCTCCTAAAAATACTAACACTCCTATTGGCCATATTAATATTAAGATTATTCTTTCAAACCACCCCCACTTCGTTCCTTTTAATAATGGATGTGATACAAACTTATTAAATAATAATTCTATAGAAAAAGCAAAAGATGTTCCTATTAAAAAATAATTTAGTATACTCATTACATTCCCATCATTGGCATTGCTGTTTCCTCTTTTTTATCGGGATCATCAACTATTGTACATTCTGTTATTAACATTGTTCCTGCAACTGACACTGCATTTTCAAGTGCTGTTCTAGTTACTTTTGTAGGATCTATAATACCTTCTTCTATCATATCCACATATTCTCCTGTTTTAATGTTATAACCAGTACCCTCTGAGGCATTTTCTATATTAGATAATCTAGAATGGTATTTATCAATACCTGCATTTAGTAAAATTTGTATAAATGGTTTTTCAACAGCATTTAATAATATTTCAGCTCCAATTGTTTCATCACCTTCACAAAGTAATGAATTTGTTTCTATTAATTTAGCTCTAGCATTTAACAAAGCAACTCCACCACCAGCAACAATACCTTCATCTAAGGCAGCTCTTGTAGCATGTAATGCATCATCAACTCTATCTTTCTTTTCTTTCATTTCAGTTTCAGTAAACCCACCTACATTAATTACAGCAACACCACCAGCCATTTTAGCTAATCTATTTTGTAGGGCTTCTACAGCATAATTACTTTCTGCTCTATCGATTTGTTCTTTTATTTCTTCTAAACGAGCTGTGATTGCTTCTTCAGTACCATTACCATCTACAATTGTAGTACTTTCTTTTTCAACCGTAACTCCTCTAGCAGTACCTAAATCATCAAAAGTAATTTTATCTAAACGCATACCTTTTTGTTTAGAAATAACAGTACCACCTGTTAATACAGCTATATCTTCTAATATATGGGTTCTTCTTTCTCCAAAGTCAGGCGCTTTAACAGCACAACATTTTAAAATACCTCTCATTTTATTTACAATCATAGCTGCTAATGCTTCACCATCAATATCTTCAGCTACAATTAAAAGTGATTTACTTTTTTGAGAAACTGATTCTAAAATAGGTAATAATTCTTTTACAGCATTAATTTTACCATCATATAATAAAACATAAGGTTCATCTAATTGTGCTTGCATTGTAGAATTATCAGTTACAAAATAAGGTGATTTATAACCTCTTTCAAATTGCATACCTTCAACTGTTTCTAAAGTAGTTTCATATGATTTACTTTCTTCAACTGTAATAACTCCTTCTCTACCTACTTTATCCATTGCTGTTGTTATTAAGTTTCCTACTTCTTCGTCATTATTAGCTGAAATAGTAGCTACTTGTTTAATTTGTTCTTCTGATGAAATATCAGTAGACATTTCTTTTAGGTGTTTAACAATTTCTTTAGCTGTTTTATCCATACCTCTTTTAATAGCAACTGCATTATGTTTTTGAGATAGGTTTGTGTGGTTCATACCTTCAGAAATTAATTCTTTAGCTAATAAAGTAGATGTTGTTGTACCATCACCTGCTGCATCACCTGTTTGAACAGCTGCTTGTTTAACCATTTGTGCACCTAAATTTTCAACTGGATCTTTTAATGTAACTGTTTTTGCAACTGTAACACCATCTTTAGTTGATTGTGGTAAATTACCACCTTGTTGTGCAATTACTACGTTACGTCCGTTTGGTCCTAGTGTTGTAACAACTGCATTGGCTAATTGTTTAACACCATTTAATAATTTTGTTCTTGAATCAGAACCTGTTTCGATAATTTTACTCATTGTTTTCTTTTTGTTTTATAATTCCTAAAACGTCGTTTTCACTTGCAACAACGTATGTTTCATTTTCTACTACTACTACTTGTGCCCCAAATTTAGGTACTATTATTGTTTGACCTACTTCTAATCTGTTTGGGATTAAAGTACCATCTGTACTTATTCTACCAGGACCTACAGCTAATACTTTTCCCATTTCTGGTTTTTCTTGACCTGTATCTGGTACTATAATATTTCCATAAGTTTGTTCTCCTTCTTCTTGTGGGAGAATTACGATTTTATCGCCTAAAGGTATAATTGGACTTTCCATATTAATTTTTTATTGAATTTGTTAATTTATTTTTAATATTATTAAAACTTTCTATAAATCCAGCTAATGTATATTCTTCTTTTGCATTAGCCAAACCTAATCGAGATATTTTCTGTATAGCGTTTGTTATATCTGAATAATAGCCTAATGGTTTGTCTTTTTCAGTGTCTATTAAAACATACTGATCCTCTTCTACTTGAATTTCATAAGGAGCGATAACTGGATCTTTAATTATGCTCATTCTTTTGGTTTGACCTTTTTGTCTTCCTCTCATAACTTTTATTTATTTTAATTGATTATTTTTTTACCTAATATTAAAGGAGATGCATCTTCATGTGATACTATATGAAAACAGTTCTTTTTTTCTTTAATAATTAATTTTTTATCTTTTAACCATTTATAGTTTTTATAAACGTATTCTGTGATTTTTTCTATATCTTCTTCTTTCATTTTAATTGTTTTCTTGTCTTCTTACTAAATAATATCCTGTGTATAAATCATCCCCATGATGAAGATGAGCGTCTAATAAGCCTTTCTTATTAATGCGAATTTCACCACTATGATAAGTTCTGTTTGCTTTTAAAATTTCTTTTAATAAATTAGAATCAAATGGTACTGCTTCAAATGATTCATTTATGGTTGCGTTTTCTACTGTAAATTCAATTGTATTTGTAATATTAGTACCAACTGTAAATACTAATTCTTCACCATTAAAACCATCTCTGGTTTCAACGGTGAATGTGTCTAAGTCACTTAATGCATCTTTTGATTTAACGAATCTTGTTATAAATTCATCGCTAACACTAAAAGATACACTCCACTCATCTTCATTATTACTTACATCTGGTACATTTGGTATTACGGCAGGGTCTGCAAGGTTAAATTTTATATCATAATTTGTATCAGCCATATTAAGTTTTGATGTTGTAGCATCAACTAAAATGTCTCCATCTAGTATGTTTAAACATTTAATAAGCTGTGATGTGTTAAAGATACCATAGTCACCTGGTTTAAGACCAATGTCTTTTCTATAGTCTACGTATCCTACTAGATTTTTAGAATCGTTAATAAAATGTATGATGAATTTTTCATCTGTAATAACCCACTTAACTTTTTCAATATTATTACCAAGTGAATATTTGGACACAATGTCCGATATAACCTTTTTATTTATCATAACCTATTTAAAACTTAAAAAACTGTTGTACATACGTATTTAATGTTAAATTTCCCCAACCAAGATCTTGATAGAAAGATTCTAACTTGTTCTTCAATATTGTATCAAAAGATCTTGGGATATCCACATATTCCTCAATAAACTTACGAATAGGTTTTGGTAAATCAAAATCTAAGAATCCCATAGTATCAATTTTATATGGATTATCTCTTAAATAAACCCATTTAATTTTATCACCCTCAACTATTTGAGTATGTTTTTTATCTAAATTTTTAAATTTAAGTAAATCATTATATCTTACAGCAGCTTTAACCCCTACAGGTGCTTTGTTTTCAAATTCACTAAATATACAATCTGCGCTAGCAGGGCGACCTACATATTTTTTAATATTTTTAACTCCTGTAGGTTTAGATATATCAACAAAATCAATGTCTTTAAGTGATTCTTTAAATTCTAATATTTCTTTGTCGATTTCTTCTCTTGTAGCACCAAATAGTATTTTATTTAATATTTCCTCAAAAAATTCTCTAAATAAAGGTGGGAAATTTGATTTTTTAAAGTCAAGACCTTTTACATCAATTTCATTACAAGGTACACCTTCTTTCTTTGTGATATACTGTGCATATCTACGTTTACCTGAAAAGAATGCAGAACGTATTGTACATTCAGTTTTCATTTCTAATCTATGTTTGTCTACTGGGACATTAAACGCATCTAATGCGAGATCATTGTAATATTCGTTGATTTTCTTTTCATATTCTAATGACATTGCTTCTAACTTGTCTGCTTTAGCTGTTTCGTCTAAATCATCAAAATCCGGATATAATTTACGTAATAATGGTTCAGCATTAACATAACATGAATCTGTGTCTTCATACACTACAACACCTGTACAATCTTCATATCGTTGGCGAGGTGTAGTTCTAATTTCATAAACGTCCTTACCTGTTTGTAATGTTTCTTCAGCTGTTTTATTTATAAATGTACCTGAATCTTGAATAATTCTTTGTCCTGTAAGTGTAATTCCTTCACTTAATAATACAGAACCATATCTGAATGTAGGTAATGCTGTAGCACCATACAATGAATTAAGCAAAATTTTCATTGTGTATTGTCTTAAATGATTTAAGTCTCCTTCTTCTTTATTACCTGCTTTGTATGCTTTTTTCATTGCATTTTTATACACAACTCTTTCATCAAACCATTGTGCTAGTACTACAGATAATGTAGATGGTTTGTCTGTTCTAAACATTACACCATTTGCAGTAATTGCTAAATCGTTTTGTTCTATTAATTTTAATATTTCACCTACAGATAGTATTTTCTTTCTTCGTTGTAAATTTTCAACTTCAAATTCATCCTTAGGATCCATTTTTTTAAGATCATTAAGAGCTAATCTGTTATCTCTATCATCTGATGTTACAAGTCGTCCTACTAATGTTTCTCTACCAATGTTAAGAGACATAATAATTGAAGGATACAGTGAAGTTAAATCTTCATCAAACATATAATTGTAAATACCTGTTTTAGGGCAGAATAAATAACCACCAGCATATGATAATTTATTTCCGTATTCGTCTTCTTTTATTATTGGGTTAGGGTCTTTGTTTGGTGGGATAATATCTTCACCTAATAAGTAAGCTGATATAGCTCCATCTTGTGTTCTAGATGATTGATAAACTTCTTCATACATACATTTTCCCTTATGTGATATATTTTTAGTTAAATCTAAATATTTAAATTTTTCATCTAATTTTTTTAATATTAAAACATCCACAAAGTTATATTCAATAAACTTTTGTTTATCTTCAGCAAATAATCTGTCTAATGATCCATCATATTCTATTTTCTTTTGACCAACATACTTTTCACCTAAGAAATCTAATTTCATAGATGGTTCTTGTTGAAAAGAATATTTTTTATGTAATCGCATATAATCTAAAGACGCTACACCTGCTATTCTGATTGGTTGATCTGGATACCATCTTTTATCGCGTTCCTCAACAACCCTAATAGGTGATAAACGTTTTGCTGTGCGCTCACCTAAACGATTTTTTATTCTATAATAAATGTAAGGTATATCAAAGTAATCACTATTATAACCAACTAAAATGTCTGGTTGAATAGCTTCCATTCTAGATAAGAAAACATCAATTAAATCATTTTCACGTTTTACGGGTATAATTTCTCTACCATCTTGTGTACCAGCTTTAATTTCACCTGTTTTATCTAATATAACAATAGCCCACTCGTCTGCTTGTTTATCCCACCAAGCAATTGATGTGATAGGCATAGGTGCTTGTTGAATATATTCTGGTGTTAATGCTCCACCTATTTCAATCTCAATATCAAAAAATACTTCTCTATGAGTTACAGATGTTTCATCATTTGTACCATACTTGTCAATTAGAAATTTTGTATGAACATTTCCTCTAGTATGGTCAGCATAATGTAATCCTTGAGTTTCTCTACCCCAATTATAAACTTTTTTTAATGGTTCGTCTTTAAGACCTCTATGTGTTGCGTGATACTCATCACATTCTTGATAACCATAATTTTGGAATTCTTCTACAGTGTAACCTTCATCTGTCCAAAGATGAACATCGTAAACGTTCCAAACGTCTGGTTTTTTTACTACATAACAGTTTTTATACATACACGTAAGATACGAAAAATATTTTGCTTTTCCAAGCTATTTATACCATTTCTTCAAGAATTCCTACTGCTTCTGATACTATAAGTAATGTTACTGCAACATCTATATTAAAAGGGATAAAAATATAACCTAATATTCTTATACCAGATTTTACAAAACTTACTATTTGGTGTTTTTTAGCGTCTGGGTGGTCTTGATTTTTATAATCACTTTGTAATCCTCCTGTTCTTGTCATTTATATATTTTTTAATTCTTTGTATGTAAAAAATTGTTTTAAATTTGGTGCAAAGTAATTTATTGATTTCATTACTTTTTTATCACTTGAACGATATACTACATAACGATCTCCTACTTTTTCATAATGACATGGATGACCTTTTTCTTCTGATCTTCGAGCTACAGTTGCTTTTGCTTCGCTTTCTGTTTCACATGATTTAGACATATTTGATGCTTGTACTTCTTGATAAGCTTTCCAAATTTTACCTTTTAAACCATGTAACATAGTTCCATTACCTAAAGAAACATAAGTAATATCACATAATGCATCTAATATTCCTACAATATCTCCTTTTTCACAAGCTTCTCTATATTCTTCTAATTCTTCAAGAATAAAATCATATACAAATTGCCATTCTTTTTTTTCACCAATCATTGGTTTATAATTATTTGGTTTACCAAATGTATCATTAAATTCTTGTACTTCATCTACAAAAGGTACTTCCCAATATTTTGGATCTAATTTTTCATCTAAATGAAATAATCTTAATTGTTCTCCTTCCATTATTCTAATATTTTAATAATTTTTGATTCTTTTACTGATTTTACTTGATAATCTAATGAGTAGCCCTCGAATTCTTTAACTACTTTAGCTTCTGCTAATGTTACTGATTCTGCTTCTACACAATAAATTTCATTTGTATTAGTAATTCTACCTCTTTCGTTCTCATCTTGAACTTTTACTGTTGCAATATAATATGCCATTATTTTGTTTTTAATTGTTTATTAACTATTTTATAACCTATATATAAAAACAAGGCTATATATCCAACATTAAGTAAGTGTGGGTGTGAATGCTCTCCACAAATTCCGAGAGCGTGGTATAAAAATTCTGTCATAATTTTGTTTTTTAAATTTGATGTCCTCCGTTATTAATTTTTAATGAGTTAAAAAACTCTTGTCTTGCGTCATTTCCATTGTGTCTAAACACACCTGAAGCTTTAGTTGTAACCATTGCAGCTCCTCTATGTTTAACACCTCTACAACTTACACAATTGTGTGTTGCAACTATTGTAATAATAACACCTAAGTTATCCTCACAAATTTTATCTACTGCATTGTGTATTGCAGATGTTAATTGTTCTTGTATAGCACCTCTTCTACCAAAGTGTTCTACAATTCTATTTAATTTACTTAAACCTACAACTGCTCCTTTTTCTGATGTAATGTAACCAATATGAACCACCCCACCAATTGTTTGGTGGTGGTGTGAACACATTGAAGTTAGTGGAATGTTTCTTTCGATTACAATTCCATCGTAACCATCGGAAGGGAAGGAAGTAATTGGTGTCATTGCAGTGTATCTACCCGCCCATAAATCATTTACATAGGCTTTAGCTACACGTCTAGGTGTGTCGTTTGAATTTGGATCATTTTTCCAATCACACCCTAAAGCATCTAAAAACTTACCATAAGCTTTTTCTGCTTTATTAATCATTTTTTCTTTTTCTTTGTCACTTAAAGGAAAACCAGGTGCAACACCGTTAGCAAATCCTTGTTGTACTACTTCTATATCGTATTGTTTTTTATTTTCTGCCATTATAATGTATGTATTGTGTCTAAATTTCTACTATATCCCTTTGGTCCATCCATACCATATCCTATATACCAAGGGTTAACTCCTTTTGGTTGTTTGTATATATAAAAATGATTTGGGAAATCCAAATTTTCTTTATAAACTACTGAAACTGTTTCTATCTGTTTAGCTTCTTTTAAATGTAAGTAAGATTTAAGATAACTCATTGTATTACCTGAATCTAAAATATCATCTACAATGAATATTGTTTTATCTTTAAAATCGGTTGATGGTATATAATCCAAAGTTAATTTTTTCTTTTGTTCTAAACCATCATATGATTGACATTTTAAAAAACTTGTTTCAATTGGATATTTAATATGTTTCACTAAATCGCTATAAAACATAAAACTACCATTCATAACACAAATAAAAACAATACCACCTCCATATTCGTGGCATTTTTCTGTTAATTGGTGTCCTAGTATTTCTACTTTAGCTTCTAATTTTTCTTTACTTAATATTTCCTTTTGAGTATTCATGTATTGCTTTTCTTAATTTTGTTATTAAATCTTTTATGTCTAAAGGATCCATAGTTACAGCACAACAAGTATCTTCAACTTGGTCTTCAATTTCTTTTAATATAGCATAAATTTCCTTTAGGGTCATTATACTCCTCTTTGTGTATCAAAAGCAATAATATGATCTCTACCTGTCATGTTATAACCATGTTTGGCACACATATTAAATACTAATGGGTACATTTTTATTAATTGTTCTCTATTATCTCCTGCAGGCATAATAAAAGTTTTATTTTTAGGTATATCTAATTCAACTCTATATGCTTCAATCTCTTCTAAATTTCCTTTTGTACCATCCCAAACTGGTTTAAAATGATAATCTGTATGGAAATCTAATGTTTTTTTAATTTCTTCTGTATTACATCTAAATCTATTATGTGTTGTTATAAATCTCTCGTCAACCACTTTCCCAGCTGGTGTAATAGCTCCAACAACAGGAACACTATTAGAAAATTTAGGACTAAGAGAAATAAGACCAATAGGATAATCGGTTTCAATAAAACGAGATCCTTCAGTTTCGATAGTAATAATAATGTCTCTTTCATGAGCAAAGTGTGTTAATTCGTTAACTAAAGCAGGATGCATTGTTGGTGATCCCCCTGTTAGCATCATTTCTTTTACGTGTGGATTTTCATCGTAGATTTTTATAATATCATTAAAACAGAATATACCTTTTTCTGGGTGTATACTAGTATACCAACTGTCACACCAACCACCTTCTCCAAAGTAACATCTATGTGTACAACCAGTTGTTCTAACAGCGAT